TCGGCTACAAGGCGGGCGTCGCGGGCCCCACGGCGGTCGTGCCCTCCCCGCCCGTCCGCTCGATCGTCCTGGCGCAGATCAACGTCCCGAAGACGGGCGGCGGCAACCCCACGGTCACCTGGGTCGCCCCCTACGCGTCGAGCGCCGGTGGCGTGGTCACGTTCGCCACCCGCGAGGCGCTCGACGCCGCGGTCGTCGCCGTCGGTACTCTGGGCCTCGTTGCACCGACCGGCCAGATCTTCGAGTACGTCGGCGGGTCCGCACCCTGGCTGCACGCCGCGGGAGCCCCTGAGGTGTGCCCGATCACGTTCTCGAGCGGCACGTACCTCCAGCGACCCGCCGAGCAGCCGTTCCGCATCGAGCGCCAGGGAGGCCGCTGCTACTTCGTCGGCACCGCCACCAGCACCGACGGCACCGGCTCGGTGACCTTCAACGGCAACCAGACCTACCCGCTCGGCACCATCGGCGACGCCTCCTTCCGCCCGAAGGAGCAGGTCTCCGCGCTCGTCCGCTTCGGCACCGGCTACGCCGTCCTCGTCGTCGCGACGAGTGGCGCCATCCTCTTCTCGGTCCCCGCCACCGTGACCTACTCGAATGGCTCGCTGGTCTTCGCCCCGGGCGGGATCAACTGGACGGACAGGCGGCTGTGACCTACTCGTGGCTCGCCGTTGAGGCGCGGACGGGCGTCGTCATCGCTGACCTGGCCGACCTGGCGTGCGAGAAGGTCTCCGTCCAGATCGGGACCTACACGACGACGACCGCGACGCTGCCTGTCGGCACCCGCCGCACCCCCGAGAACTGGCTCCGCGCGACCCTCCCGGGCGCGACGTTCCTCGTCGTCGTCGACGATGCCTCTGACCTCCCCGTGTGGGGCGGCCTCGTCACGAAGCGCGCGCGGAACGAGGGCGACACGATCGCCCTCTCGCTCGCCACCGCTGAGGCCTACTTCGACCGTCGCTACGTCGGCGACGAGGTCTTCGGCCAGGAGGAGCCCCTCGTCGGCGTCGACCAGAACGTCATCGCCGCGACCCTCGTGCGCCGCTACATCGCCGCCGGGTCAAACGGCGGTCTGCCCATCCGCGTGGAGGTCCTCGGCGCCCCCGGAGTGAGCCGCGCGCGCACCTACACGGACCGCTCAGACAAGACGGTCTACTCGGTGCTGTCCGAGCTTATGGCCGTCGACGGCGGCCCAGAGTGGACAGTCGGCTGGGAGCGCGTCGAGCAGCGCATCCTCCCGGTCTTCCGCGTCGGCAGCCGCCTCGGCACTGCCGCCGCCGCTGGCCTCGCGCCCAACGCGACCTTCGAGATCCCGGGCCCAGTGTCCGAGGTCGAGCTCGAGGAGGACTACTCCTCCGGCGGCGGCGCCACGGACGTCCTCGCGACGTCGTCCGCCTCCGCCGACGAGCGCCCCCAGTCGCGGCACATCGTGACCCGAGACACCGAGCGGCCGACGTACGAGCTCCGCTTCTCCCCGTCAACCTCCATCACCGGCACGGCCACGCTCGACGCCCACGCCACCGCTCGAGCGGCTGCGGTCCGGGACGGGGCCCTGGCGCTCTCGCTCGGCTCGGTCACGAAGCACGCACCGCGCGTCGGCGTCGAGTGGAACGCCGGCGACGACATCGGCTACGTCGTCGGCGGGCCCGACCGCTTCGGCCGCGAGACCGTCCCGGCCTTCCCGGGCGGCATCGCCGGCGTCGCCCGAGCCGTCGGCTGGGAGCTGCACTTCGCGTCCGGCAAGGCCCCCGAGAAGATCACCCCCGTGCTGCAGGACCCCGAGGAGGGCTAGTGCCGATCACCGCCAGCGTCCCGAACGACGAGGCCCGCGACTCCCGCCGCTTCGAGCGCATCGAGCGCACCGTCCGCGAGAACCAGGCGTCGATCGCGGACACCGTCCGCCCCATCGTCACCGAGCTCGGGAAGACGATCGAGGACAAGCTCGCCGCGGGCTTCTACACGCGCGAGCAGGCTGACGCCGCCATGACCGCGCGTGTGGCCGCACCCGGCGCGATCGCGCCCACGTCCGTTACCGCTACCGGCGCCGTGTCCGTCGGGACCTCTCTCACCGTCACGGGCGCCGGCTCGGTCGGCGGCACCCTGCAAGCTGGCGGCCGGCTCACCGCCAATGTCGGCATGACCTCGACCGGCGTCCGCGCCAACCAGGTCGTCTTCGACTACGTCGCCATGTACGTCGACCGCGACGGCAACTTCGGCTACGCGCCGTCGACGATGGCGACGAAGTCCCTGCTCCGCAACTTCACCGCCGACCTCGACCACTGGCTGACCCTCATCCCCAAGGTCTTCTTCTACAAGGACGACCCCACGCAGACCGAGCAGCTCGGCCTCTACGCCGAGCTCGTCGTCCGCCGCGAGCCCATGCTCGGCATCTACGACGAGCAGCACCGCCTCCGCGGCATCCGCTACGAGCTCCTCGGCGTGGTCGCCCTCGCCCTCATCCAGGCCCACGTCGCTGAGACGCGCGCCTTCCGCGACGACGTCCTCGACCGTCTCGAGTCCCTGGAGGCTCCCGCATGACCCGCCCCTACTACTGGCTCCGCGTCCATCTCGGTCGCCGGGGCCTGGCGCTCGTCGTCTTCTCGCTCGTCTTCGCCCTCACCGGCCTCGCCGCCCTGCTGGAGCCCGCGCAGGATGACGGGCGCTTCATCCTCTACACGTACCTCCCCGTCCCGCTGAGGCTCGTCCTGTGGTTTGTCCCGGCCGCTCTTGGCCTCTGGTCCGCCTTCCGGGGCATCGGTCGAGACGCCCTCGGCTTTGCTGCCCTCGTCGTGCCGGCCAGCATCGTCGCTTTCTCCTACGCCTGGTCCGTCGTCGGCTACCTCGCCGGCCTGACTGACTACGCCCTCGGCTGGACCGGCTTCGGCCGCTGGCTGCTCGTGCTCGCGCTGATCCTCATCGTCTCGGGCTGGAAGGAGGCGGACGCCCCGCCCAGCGACACCCCGACCCGTGAGAGGAGCCCGCGTGCCTGACTGGCTCCCCGTGGCCCTGCCGATCGTCGGCATGGTCTTCGTCGCGCTCATCACCTTCTTCGGCACCCGCTACGCCGCTCGCCAGTCCGCCCGGGCTGCTGAGCGCACCGCCGCGACCTCGTCTCGTCAGGTCGACGTCGGCGAGTGGCAGGCCATCGTCGAGGCCCTCCGCACCGAGGTCGGCCGCCTCACCGAGCGCGTCACCAGCCTCGAGGCCGACCGCACGCTCGAGCGCGCCGCCCACCGTGCCCTCCTGACCTACACCCGCACGCTGCTCGCCTGGATTCACCGCACGGCGCCCGGCGCGACGCCCCCCATGCCGCCGACGGCCTTCGTCGACGAGCTCGCCTACATCACCGAGAGGTAGCCCCTTGAGCATCTACACCCCCGTCTTCTGGAAGGACGCCGCCGAGCGTGCCGTCTCCACCGCCGCCCAGGCCGCCATCGGCGTCCTGACCGCCGGTTCCATCGGCCTCGTCGACGTCGACTGGGCCGCCACCGGCTCCATCGCCGGCCTCGCTGCCGTTGTATCCGTCCTCAAGTCGATCGTCGCGTCCGGCGTCGGCAACGGCGACGCCTCTCTCGTCGACACGAGCCCGGGACGGCACGCCGCCTGAGCGCGACGCACCCTCCCCATCCCGCACACGACGCCGCGCGATCGCGGCAGAAGGCAGCCCGCGCATGACCCGCAGCTTCCCCAGCGTCGACGACTCGACGCTGCTCTTCGACGACGGCGTAATGGCCGCCATCCGCACCGCCCTCGGCGGTAGCGGCGGCGGGGGCGACACTCTCGTCTACGCCAACGGCGCCTACCCCACGCGCCCAAGCCTTCCCGCCGGCGCGGTCACCTACGTCGGTCCTGTCCAGCCGACGACCTGGCTCCCCGGTTACGCTTGGAGGGACATCAGCTAATGGGACTCCACGACGCAACACCCACGTACGGCACCCCCGTCTACGGCACCGGCAAATTCACCTCGGCCATGAGCGGCGGCGCCCTCGCGGTCACCGGAGACCTGTCCTCGGATGCTGGCACGATCGAAGCGTGGGCCAAGACCTCCACCAGCGGGAACGGCAACCAGGTCGTCTTCGGCAGCAGCGCCTCGGGCATCTGGATCGGCCAGAACAACCTTGGAAACGCCATCTTCGGCCGCCCCGGCGGCGCCGGGGCCAGCACCGTGCCGATCGCCGACGGGCAGTGGCATCACCTCGCCCTCGTCGTCACTGGCACCACCTTCACGCTGTACGTCGACGGAGTCTCCGCCGTCTCGCAGAGCTACACCTCGGCTATGTCGCTGCCCGACTCGGCCGGCATCGGCATCTACGGACCGGTCAAGTCGTTCCCCTACACAGGCCAGATCGACGAAGTCCGAATCAGCAACGTGGTCCGCTACTCGGCCGCGTTCACACCCCCTACGCAGGCCTTCGCTCGCGACGCCAACACCGTCGCCCTCTTCCACCTTGACGAGGACGGCACCGACTCGGCCGGCGACCAGACACGGTTCGCGCCGAACCACGCCAACATCGTCTACTCGCCGGGCAACTGGGACGTCACGGCTACTCGCGCCAAGACGATTAACCCCGGGGCCCGCTTCCGGCTCTGCATCGACGGCGGCGTGACGGGCGTGCAGCTTGCCTTCGACATCAGTGGCAACGTGGCCCCCGCCCCGATCCTCAAGTACCGCATCGACGAGCTGGGGTGGAAGGTCGTCCCGCTCGTCGCAAACGTGACGATCCCACTGCCGACGTCGAACACCTGGCCCTCCCACACCCTCGAGGTCGTCGTGCAGTCCACTAGCGAGTTCGTGACGCGCTGGACTCCGCAGCAAGCGCACGTCTCACTGACTGGCGTGCTCGTCGCCGCCGGCGCGACGGTGCCGACGCTTGCGCCCATGTCCAAGGCCGACCGGACGTTGCTCGTCTTCGGCGACAGCATCGTCGAGGGCTACAAAAACCTCTCCAACGTGACCACGCCCGACGGCTCTGACGCCGAGCAGGGCTGGGCGTACCAGCTCGGACGCTACCTGGGCGCTGAGGTGGGCGTCATCGGCTTCGGGGGCACGAAGTACGTGGGCACCGGCCAGGGGGGCGTACCGAAACTGGCTGAGTCGTTCGCCCTGCAGTGGGGCGGGGGGCCAGCCCGCTCACTGTCGGCGCTGGCGCCCGACGTGATCCTGATCTCGCTGGGGCACAACAACCAGAACCAGGACTACGCGACGGTCTACCCGGAAGTCCTGGCGTGCCTGCAGGCCATGCTCGCCGCCTCGTCGCCGAAGACCACGATCATCGCCATGCGACCGTTCATCGGCATGCATGCGCAGACCATCCAGGACGCCGTCACGGCGATCGGCTCTCGCCGTGTGCAGTACATGGACACCGCGGGCTTCGGCGGAAACACGAGCGTCGACATGCTCGACGGCACGCACCCGACGGGCTACGCGAGCACCCGGTCGATCGCCCCGAAGGTAGCCGCTGCGGTCAGGAAGGTCATGAACGCTCGGCTGTTCACCAACGTCGCCGGCGTTGCCGTCCCGTCGGCAGTGCAGCGCCTCTAGTACTGCCAGCGCATCCACATCTCGTCGGCACACTCCGGCGAGCAGGTGCCGTAGTCGTGGCGAGTTACACGCGGGTCGGTGAGGTCGGTCCCGTCGACCGGGCACGTGTTGCGCGCGAACACTCGCTTTAAAGCATCTGTGACGGTCGACATCGTGCGGGGTCCTCTCGTAGAAACCTGAGTATCCCCCACCGAGGCGCGAAGCACCAGCCCTCGACCGGGCGCGCCCTCCCTCAGTGACGTGAGGCCCACCACTCGAGGCACTCGCGGGGGCTGCCCCACGTCGAGTAGCGCGCATCGCCGTCGCGGATGACCCAGCCGTCGTGCGGGTGCCGACTGACGCCGGTGCCCCGCGGGAAGCCGGGCCGGTCGCAACGGACGAAGAAGTCGGTGGGGCGGGCCACGCCGATCGGCGCGTGCAGTGTCCAGGCGCCGACGCGGTGCACCTCGACCGTCGTCGGCGGAGGCGCCGACTTCGACCGCTCCCACCACGGGACCCACTGCTGCGCCATGCCGACCAGGGTCGCACGGACGGCTGACAACGAATACTGAGCAGCCGGTGAGGGTCTGGCCCTCTCCCCCGTAGTACAGACACACCCTACGGAGGAACCATGACCAACCCCGCCCCCCTCATCGGTCTCATCGGCCGCAAGCGCTCCGGCAAGGACGCCTTCGCCGCCACTCTCGTCGAGCACCGCGGCTACGCCCGCGTCGCGTTCGCCGACCCGCTCCGCGAGCTCGCCCTCGCCATCGACCCCCTCGTCGGCCCCGCCCCGCTGCCCGGCGACGCCGTGGCGCGCCACCGGCGTCTGAGCGACGTCATCGACGCGATCGGCTGGGAGGCGGCGAAGGACTGCGTCCCCGAGGTGCGGTCGACGGCGCTGCAGAACCTCGGCCAGGCCGTCCGCGGCGTCGACTCGTACTTCTGGGTCGACCAGGCCATGGAGTCTGTCCGCCGCCTCCGCGGGGTTCCCGTGAGCCCTTACTCCGGTGCGCCTGTCGTCGTCACCGACGTGCGCATGCCGAACGAGGCCAACGCCATCCGCGAGGCAGGCGGCAAGCTCATCCGCATCGTCCGGCCCGGCTTCGAGTCCGCCGACGACCACGTCACCGAGACGGCGCTCGACGGCTACCCCGAGGACGACCTCGTCGTCAACGACGAGGGCCTCGATGAGCTGTCGGCGATGGCCCTGTACGCCGCAGACCTGCTGAAGTAAGCTCAGAACCACCTAGGCCCCGGCCCGTCCTCTCCTGAGAATGGGCGGGGGCCTTTCTGTGTTTGCGCTCAATGCACAACGGGTATACATTGCTCCCTCGTGACCGAATCGTTAAACCGCATCCAGGATGACGCCGTCGAAGCGCTGAAGCGCTGGCTCAACGGCCCCGAGGACCGGAAGACGGAGAACCTGCGCGCCACCGCCCAGAGCTTCGTCGCGGCCCGCGAGCACTTCACCAACCCCGCCGGCGACCCCGACTGGCTCGGCCGGTCCTTCGCGTACCGCTCGTGGGTCCGCGACACGATGACCCGCGCGGGCGTGCCTACCGAGCGCGTCTCCGGCACGCTGACGAGCATCCGCTACCACGCGGGCAACGCCCTCCGTGAGCGACTGCCCGCCGAGGAGCTCGCCGACCTCGGCCTGCTCACCACGTCGCCGCTGAAGCGTGCCCAGGCGCAGAACGACCGGAAGTCGGAGCTGCTGCAGGTCCTCGACGGCGGGGCCCGCCTGGACACGTCCGAGGCCATCACGAGTGCGCTGCGCGCCGTGGAGAGCATCCTGCGCCGCGTCGACCTCCCGACCATCGCTGGCCTGGCCAAGGATGACGCCGACGCGGTGGCTGTTGCTTCGCGTGCCGTGCGCGTCATCGCGGAGTCGGTCGCCGAGACCGCCGCCGGACACCAGCGGTCGATCACCATGGCGGCGGACGCCGAGTGACACAAGTGACGCGAAAGACGTCACTCTCCATTCTCTTCTAGACAGTCATCTCTCTTAGTAGCGCATACCAGAGTGACGTCTTTCCAGTCACTTCCGTCACTACCCCCGGCGCACCCGCCCCACCTCAGCACTCGCCTGAGCATCACCGGCGACCCCGGCCCTCTCCTCATCAGTCCAATCCGACTGACTGAAAGAGAGCGTCCCTGTGACGACCCCCAAGGTTTCAACCATCAAGCGCGGCGACTCCCGCTTCTACATCTCCCCCGACGACGGCGGCGTGAAGGTCCCGGGCGTCACCAGCGTCCTCGGCATGCTCCCGAAGGGCTTCCTCCGCTTCTGGGGCCAGAAGCTCGTCGCCGAGGCCGCCGTCGAGGAGCTCGGCACCGTCGTCAGCATGGTCCTCCGCGACCCGCAGGCCGCCATCGACCACCTGAAGAAGGCGCCCGACCGCTTCACCCGCAAGGCCGCCGACATCGGCACCGCGGCGCACGACATCTTCGAGCGCCTCTCCCGCGGCGAGACCGTCGGGCGCGTCCACCCGGACCTCGAGCCCTACGTGCGGCACTTCAACGAGTACCTGGACGTCGTCCAGCCCGAGTACCACTTCATGGAGGAGACCGTCTGGTCCGACTCCCGCGGGCCCGACCTCGCTTACGCCGGGAGCTTCGACGCCTTCGCCACCATCCAGGGCGAGAAGGTCTGGCTCGACAACAAGACGACTCGCTCCGGCGTCCACTCGGAGGTCGGCCTGCAGCTCGGCGCGTACCGCTTCGCCGACTCGATCATCCGCCAGGACGGCTCGCGCGTGCCGATGCCGAAGGCCGACGGCGCCGCTGTGCTGCACGTCCGACCGGAGGGCTGGAAGCTCGTGCCGGTGAAGGCCGACGAGCAGGGCTTCGAGTACTTCCTGCACCTCCGCGAGACGTTCAACTACGAGAAGGACTACTCGAAGACGATCGTCGGCAGCGAGGTCTTCTCCGGCCCGTCCGACGCCATCGTCTCCGGCCCGAAGCGCCGCACCCCGCGCGCCACGGCCGCCCGCCCGACTGCCCCGGCGGTGACCGCGTGAACCGCTGGGATGACGCCGCCGTCGAGTACACCGACGTCGCTGCGATCAAGGAGTCACTCGTCGGGCGTTCCATCGTCTCCACGTTGAGCGAGGGCGACGGCGTCGACCGTGTGCTCACCTTCGTCCTTGACGACGGGACGCTTCTGCGGGCACACGCCACCGACGGCGGGTGCGCCTGCTCCAACGGCTGCTTCACCGTCGAGCCCGGCAACGTCGTGCGCGGCACGATCACCAACGTCGAGGTCGAGGAGTTCGCCTCGTCCTGGGACACCGCGGGCGAGCAGCCCGTCGCGCCGGGCAGTGTGAGCGACGGAGAGGGCACGATCCGCATCTTCGTCTACGGCGAGCTCGGCAAGCAGCTTCTCGTCGAGAGCCAGGGAAGCGACAACGGCTACTACGGCTGGGGCTTCTGGCTCTCGGCCGTCCGACCCAACCAGGAAGGGGTCACCGCGTGATCCACGGCACCGACTCCGACGTCTACTGGCTCGCCGGCCTCCTCGAGGGCGAAGGCACCTTCGACGCGCACCGCGGCAAGTACCCGCGCATCCGCCTCGCCATGACCGACCGCGACATCGTCGGCCGGGCGGCGTCCCTCATGGACACGCCGATTCGCCTGGCGCTGCACCCGCTCCCGGCGCAGCCGACCTGGCACTCGGAGATCTCCGGCGAGCGGGCGGCCTCGGTCATGCGCGAGATCCTCCCGCACATGGGCGCCCGTCGCTCCCAGAAGATCGCCGCCGTCCTCGGCGTCGCCACCTTCCGGGGCAACGACACCCCGCCGTCGAGCGTGCCCGGCCCGCAGGTCACGCGGCCGGCCGGCATCGCCAAGCCGGCGACAGCGGCGTGAGGTGGAAGGTGACGCTGCAGGTCGAGGCCGACAGCGTCGACGAAGCGGCGGCTGAGGTGGCGGCAATCCTGTCGCGCGCCGACGCCGACCCGGCAGTCGTCACCAGCGTCGTCACGCACGGCGGCCCGGACCCGATCCTCCACTTCGCGTCCGGCCGCTAGCCCCACCACCAGGCCCCTCCCACTCCGGGAGGGGCCTTCGTCATTTCCGCCTGAGCAGCATCCGCCACCCCGGCCCTCTCCTCCTCTGTCCCCATCCGGCCCACGGGCCGCGACAACACACAGAGCAGGAAAGAGACACCATGGCCCCCGGCCTCAAGATCTTCGGCACCGACCCCGAGAACCAGCCCAAGCCCCGCCAGCGCTTCGCCGACGACATCGTCGGGCGCTTCCGCTCCGGCCACCAGGTCAGCGGCCGGCCCGCCTCCCTCGACGACTGGCGTGTCACCACCGGCGACCCCGAGGTGGCCGACAAGGTCTTCGAGGTCTTCGGAGGCGAGGCTCCCCAGCCGTGGGAGACCACGCAGGAGGACAACCTCGAGGTGTTCACCGCCTCGCCCGAGGTCGACATCATCATCGCCAACTCGAAGGCCCTGCGTCAGCGCATGGTCCTCTGGTCGCGCCAGGGCAAGCTCGTCATCGACTCCGACGGCGAGACCTACGCGGACGGCACGCCCGACCCCGACGCCGAGCTGACCTTCGCCGAGCGCAAGAAGAAGGGCCAGGACGGCCTCGGCCCGGCCCCGCAGATCGAGGTCTACTTCCGCCTCGCGGAGGAGC